AGTTATCGATGAGCGCGAACTCATGCGCAAAGCCAGCGAGCTGGTCGGGTTTTACGAGAATGACCGCGCAGCTCGCGCCGAATGGGAAGAACGCTACAAGCAAGGTCTCAAGACCCTAGATCCAGATGGTGGATTGGCAGAAGGCGAAGATGAGCGTTCAAGTCGTGGCCTGTCAGTTGTGGTTCACCCGCTAATCGCAGAAGCCGCAACCCAGTTCAACGCCAAGGCAATCGCAGAGCTTTACCCGTCAGGTGGACCAGTTAAATCTGTCATCCTTGGCGAGCCAAACGAAGAGATGGAAGATCAAGCTCGTCGTGTGCGTGAGTTTATGAACTACCAGATCACACAGGAGATGCCCGAATACTTCCCTGATCTTGATCAAATGTTGTTTCACCTCCCGCTGATCGGCCACACCTTCAAGAAGGTTTGGTGGGACACAAACTTGGAACGGCAGTGCAGCCAGTTCGTAAAGGCTGAAGATTTTGTGGTCGCGCCAGAGAGCAAAGATCTCTACACATCCCCGCGCTATACGCACGTCATTCGGATGCCAAAGAATGACTTCAATCGCTACGTTCAGAACGGGTACTATCTCCAGACGAAGTATGGCGAAACAAATTCTATTGACCCATCAGGCGATACAATCGGTGAGATCGAAGGTGTCGATCAGTACGATGACAGCGACGATAACGTAATGACGCTGCTTGAAATGCACGTCTATGATTTGTTTGACGGCATCGATGGCCAAGAAATGGATGATGAAGACTTCGATGATAACGCAGTCGCCATCCCATATGTGATCACAATTGACTATGAAAACCAGAATGTGGTGAGTATTCGCCGCAACTGGAAAGAAGACGATGAGCGCAAGAAGCGCCGCGATTGGTTTGTCAGCTACAAGTTCCTGCCCGGTTTAGGCTTCTATGGATTTGGCCTGTACCACATGATCGGTGGATTGGGTAAAGCAGCGACTGGATCGCTTCGCGCCCTTCTCGACAGTGCCGCATTCAGCAACATGCAAGGTGGCTTTAAGTTGCGTGGCCGCGTCAATGGCGGCGACATGCAAATCAGCCCCGGCGAGTTTGTGGATCTCGACAGTACCGTTGATGACGTGAACAAAGCCATCATGCCTCTGCCGTTCAAAGAGCCAAGCGGTTCTTTGTTCAACCTTCTTGGATACATGGTTGACGCAGGTCAGCGTTTCGCCAGCACAGCCGATTTGAATGTCGGTGACGTAAATCCAAACGCCCCAGTCGGATCGACAGTCGCCCTGATCGAACAGGGATCGAAGGCATTCAGCGCAATCCACAAGCGTTTGCATTATGCGCAAGGCCAAGAGTTTAAACTTCTGGCTGACCTGAACGCAGAAAACTTGCCAGATGAGTTTAGCTTTGCCCAAGCTGGTTCGTCTGAAATTATTTATCGTACTGACTTTGATGATCGCATAGACATCGTCCCGGTCTCAGATCCCAACATCTTCTCGACAGCCCAGCGCATTGCGCAGGCTCAAGCTGTTCTGGAAATGGCACGATCAGCTCCGCAGCTCCATGATTTGTATGAGGCATACAAGCGGATGTATGAGGCGATCCGCATTCCAAATATCGATGAAATCTTGCAGAAGCCTGAAGAGGCGGTGCAGATGGACCCAATCGATGAGAACATGAGCGTTCTGTATGGCAAGCCAATCCGCGCCTTCCCAGAGCAAGACCATGAGGCGCACATCGCGGTTCACATGCAGTTCATGCAAGATCCATCATTGGGCGGAAACCCCGGCGCAAAGCAAATGCAGCCCGTGCTGATTGCTCACATCGCAGAGCATATTGCGCTTTTGTATCGTCAGCGCATGGAGGCAGGCATCAACATGCAGATGCCGCCAATGCCAGACTTCAGAGATCCGAAGTTCAAGTTCAACGAAGTAGATCCAGCAACGGACATGCTGATCAGCCAACGCGCAGCGCAAGTTGTGCAATCTGCGCCTCAGATGAAGCAGATCGAAGCACTTCGAGGCATGGGCGGTCAGCAAGGTCAGCAAGGAAACCCATTGCAATATGCGCAAGAACTGGCAAAGCTAGAGACAGAATCTTTGAAAGCTCGCACTCAGGCACAAATACAAGCGGATCAGGCCAAGGCAAAGTCCAATATCCAGATCAAGCAAGCAGAAGCGCGGCAAGATATGGAGATCGAAATGGCCAAGGCGCAGGCAGATTTGCAGGCAAAGGTCACAAAGCTAGAGGCAGAGTTGCAGCTTGAGAGAGAAAAGAATGCAGCTAAGATTCAGATGGAGGCCATGAAGAATGTACCGCCAGCAGTATAACTTGCCTCCCATCAATCCTGCTGCCTTCGGCGGTCTACCGCAGCAGGGTCCACAGGGTGGCCCTCCAATGTCCCCTCCCAACAATGTTGGGGGGCCACAGGCACAACCGCCTATGGATATGAATAAGTATCTGATCAACAAGGTCATGGAAATCAAACGCCGCATGGGCAACCAATCAACTGGTGCGCTGGGCGCAATCTCTGAAGCTATGATGCCACAGCCTAACCAACAAGCACAGCCGGGGGCGCAGCCTGAACCTCAACCCCAACCTATGAGGGCGTGATGAATAATACTTTTATGGATCGTGTGAACGCGATTGTAGCCAAAAACCAACCTGCTTCTATGCCAATGCAAGCCCCAGAATCTTACCCAGATCAAGGCATGGGGGCTTTGAGCAATGTTGTTTCTGGCGCTCCACGTCAAACTGAGATCATGGGCCAACCGCACATGCTTGCGTATATCAACCCGCAGGAAGAAAATTTGCTTCAGAATTATCGTGGTGATGCGCCTGTTATGTCGGGTCCAGATGGTGTTCCTGCTTACTTTTTTCATAGTGGTTGGAGCTGGGGTGGTGGCAGCAAATCAAACGACGATGATGATAAACCTAGCCCTGCACCCACTCCTACAGTTATTCCGACAGGTACAACCCTAAAAACGGGAACTGTTTTAAACAGAGGATCTGATCCTGTTGTCTTTACGCCTAACGACGATGGTGGGTTTACGGGGCAAAATCAGTCTACTGTTATAGATTTTGGGTCTGATTCAGACAACGCGGCAGCGGTTGATGCTGCTGTTGCAGAAGCTATTGATTATACTCCGACTGTAAGCACCCCAACTACTACAGCTTTGCCAGAAATCATCAATATTCCAGCTCCACCTTCTGGAACAGATCAAAATACGGGTGCGCAGCCTGTATATTTGCAGCCGAATACCGCTGGCGCATTACCACAAGAAACGGCACTTGCAGATGTTCAGAAAGAGCTAAACGCGGCAATATCTAAGGCACAAAGTGCTGCTGGAAGCAACGAAGTATCGGATTATTGGAACGATGAAATCGCGCAGTTGGCAGCTCAACGTGATAGGATTCGAGATAGCGGCACAGAATCTACAGGTTCGCTTTCTGACATCAAAGCCGACTTGACCTTAACTGGAAACGAAACTGGCGCTCTTAATTTTGTTCCTGAAGGCAGTAATACTTTAGGGCAAACAATCATAAATGCTCTAACTCCTTTTGGCTCAATGGAATATATAAACGGCGTTTTGGTAGATACAGATGCAGGAGACTTTACAAGCAATCCTTCAGCAGCAAACAACGCAAGTGGATATGTAAACGCAGCAGCAGGAGCTGGATCTGCACTTCTTGATTCTGCATACGCAAAAATAGCTGCTGGTAAGACCAGTGATCTAACGATGGCAGAGCAAAGTGCATTGTATGGCCAGAGAGGCGGAGTTCCCAACGCGGCTGAGACAGTTGCATTGCAGGAAAATTATAAAGCCAGTGGCGCAACAACAATGACCCAAGATATGCAAGACGAAATCGTCAGCGGCATGGTGGACAATGGCGCTACTCAAGCACAAATTGATGCTTATAAAGAAGGAAGCCCAGTCGGTTCTGATGCAAACCCATTTTATGACACATACGGAGAGCTGGGTGTGTTTGGCAAAATTGGCAAAGGAGTGGGTGATCTTCTTAACTATGCCGTCACAAATGCCACTTACGGTCTAATCAACCCACAAAAAATTAATGAGGCTGCTGCTGATGAGTTTGTAAAGGCATATGAATCTGAAGGTTCGACAGGCGGTCAGTTCGATTGGAACGATC